TATGATTACATGGCTGCTATAGACTTACAATAGGCCATTAACCTCTTTTAATCGTCTTTGGTGAATACTAGCAAGTCCCTTCCAAGCCACATGTAGTACATCCCCATATCCTTGTTGAATTTAAAGGGCATTGTGCATCCCAAGTTCAGCTTCAAGTCCGGCCTCCTAATGATGAATTGCTTGGTCTTCTTCATGGCCCTTTTGGACAAGAATCTAGGCTTTGTAGGTTTCAGCCTGTGTGTAGATGAGCAACTGATTTGGAGCCGAGACCTCCTGGCTTATGTAACGGAGTTTAAACAGTCCTATTTCTCGTACCACTGGTCGCAAATTTCCTGGTAGTCCTGGTTCCACCGCTGTTACAAGTTGCCATATACTCTTGTGCTAGATTGGTTCAATTCACCTTGTGATCTCATCAAATATTTCACTATCAAGGATTTGTCTTTTTGGATAATCACGTTCTTGTAGTTTTATTTCCATTAGGACGCATCTATATCGAACATTTTTGAAACCAAATGCATGGTGTGTGAGTGACCGATCAATATTTTCCTTGCCCTCAAGCAATTCCTCAACAAAATTAGGCCAGAATTAGTCCACCTCTTAGATTTGGAGCAGTCCTGCCTAGAGTTCGTCCAAAAATTCTGTATATATGCCGCATACTATTCGTCTTTTGCTGCTGACATCTCCTTAAATGTTCCGGTCGGCAACACTATACCTGGTTGATACTATGAAGAGGTTTCAAATGCCTCCAACTTCCCTCCTTCAAACCACTCATCGCTTTTTCTCAACACTTGCTCCCATACTTCCCTTGGCATATTCTTCATCTTCGACAATTTGAAAGCGAATTCACCCTTTTTGCACTTGTATTCTTACACAGACATAATTTCCTAAAGAAATTAGAATGTGCTTTAACCCTCCTAAATGTCACTTTTTTAGTTATCGTCCTAGTGACATTTAGTTATAGTTTTTAGGATGGTAGATAACAATAAATAGGTTAAAACGAATACAGTGCCACATACATTCAGATAAGACTACTACTTTTAGTTTGCAAATTTGATTAATTACAAAAATAGAATGAAAAAAATTTAAAGATAAACGAAGGTTGATTACATTACGCACACGGAGTTATTTAGGTTAGGAAGCAACAAGGACTATTCATGTCTCTTGACTATTGTATTAGCTTCTTACATCACCAATGCAATTGCAC